GGATTGTACGAGTGGAATGACGGTATTATTATCGATGAGGAATTTCATAAGAACGGTATGATAAATAGCGATATTGTGGCGTATCTAAAGGAAAACTGAATAAGTGAGACGGATGATATAATCGCGGACAATTCCCGACCGGAGGCGATAGAAGAAATATGCCGTGGTGGGTTCAATTGTAAGCCGTGTAAGAAGTGACCAGATAGTGTTATCAATGGCGTTACCTCAATGAAAGGGATGAAGCTATATATCACCGCTAGAAGCTCATGAATCAAGAAGGATTTTGATAATTATGTATGGGCGAAGGATAAAAACGGAAAACCAATAGATACACCGATAAAAGCCTTTGATGATTGACCTGATGCGGTTCGTTACGGTTTGTCATACTATTTTGATTTTGGAGAGTTTGATATTACTTTTTGATAGAAATGCCCACCCAAAAAACGGCAAAGCAAACACGAAAGCACTTACGAGGCACCGGGCAAAGCAAACACGAGGCACCGACACTATAATAAAACAATATAACAATAAACAAAGAAACAAAGAAGATATATGTAAAAATCATTGACAAAATAGCTATATCCTCCTTAATATGTACCCACTTTTTTACACGAAAAACGACACAAAAAAGAGTGCTATTTTATATATAACACATAATTCCATATGTCAAATCTCTATTGACTTTCAAAAATCATACTACAATACTAAAAAACGATGGCTTAACAAAGCCACGGAATGCGACCGCATACGACCGTATGCGACCGTATGCGGTGGTATGCGAACGCATTTTTTTTATGCCAATGAAATGAAATGAAACCAAATAAAACCAAACCAAATGAAATGAAATGAAATGAAATATATATTTGATATGGTAAAAATCACTTCGTAATTTTTCACGCTAAAAAGCAAATATGAAAAAACCATTTTACATTTCGAAAGAAACTTGGGAATCTTTATCGCACAAAGAGCAGGATTTTATTTTCCTACTTCGAGAAAAAAAATATACGAAAACGCAGATAATGCGAAAACTGTACATAGAATCGAATATGTGATTTCATAAAATCCGCAACAGAGTGCGACGGAAGATAGAAAACGATGTAAACTTAGTTTATATCGTTGAAAAATAATTTGCTTTACTATCGGAAATGATTATTTTGAAAGCAAAGCAATATTTTCTTACTTTTTTTCTATGTCGAAATATATCGGAAGACAGATAAATGTTGGAGTTGGTATCGAAAGTACACGAGGTACAGCGGTGGCGATTCAGTCTTGGACACCGAAAACAGACCTTTCGTTTATCGACAAGGCCGAAACTATTCAGGACGAAAGCTCGATTGGTGTTATCACCGACGCTCGGGATTCTTTCATTACGAAACTCTGGTCCGAAGGTGATATATCCGGGAATATCGAGGCGAACAATATCGGTTACTACCTCCTAGGATTATTCGGGACAGTATCATCCGCAGTTGCAACGACTGGAGCATATACCCACTCATTTACACTTTCCGAAGTAAATCAAGGGAAGACTCTCACTATCGGAATGGAAGAACCGAACTCAAGCGAGTATGCTTTCGCTCTCGGAAGTGTAGAGTCAATGACATTCACCGCCGAGGAAGGTACTCAGGCAGTATTTACCGTTACAATGAAGGCAAAACCAGGAGCAGTTGCGGTACTTACTCACACTTACGCCGTGGATTACAAGCTCCTTTCTCGCCACTCGATATTTAAAACAGCAACAAACCTTGCGGGACTTGATGCGGCATCTGCGGTATGTCTCAAGTCCTTTGAAATAACTTTTACTCGAAATCTCGAAGATGATTACTGTCTTGGATCTCAGACTCCTCAGGATTTCATCGGGAAGCAATTCCAGATTGAAGGTAGCTTCTCACTTCTCATGGAAGATGAAGTGTATAAAACTTATGCCCTCGCTGGAACAAAACGAGCCGTACGATTCGACCTTGCAGATACTGGAACTACAATCGGAATATCAAGCAATCCTACACTCCGATTTGATCTCCCTATATGTGCAATGACCGAATGGGCAAAGACACAAGGAAACGATGAAGTAGTTATGCAGACACTCACTTTCAAGGGGTTATATTCCAACACGGATACTTCCGCAGTTAACACATATCTTACAAACACGACAGCCACTTACGTTGCTGCTTAATCCGTTTAATTCATAAATTTACAGAAATATGCTTTATACGAAAGAACTTGCAGAACAACTTACAAAGGCGATTGAGTCTTGTGAAATCAAAGCGGTGGAAGGTGAAACTTACTCTATGGTTATTTCCGAGGAAATCCCTGATCGAGATGGTGAAACTATCATCCTATCCGGTGGAGATACGAAGAACTATATGAAATCTCCAGTTGTACTTATCGACCACTCATACAAAATTGAGGATATCGTAGGAAAGACAGTATCGCTTGCTATCGTTGGGAATCAGCTAATCGCAAAATGGATATGGGCTGATACAGAGGACGCACAACTTGCGAAGCAACTCTATGATGGAGGATTCCTAAAAACTTCCTCGATAGGGTTTATACCACTCCAGAGAGACGAGAAAGACAGAAGTATTATTACAAAGTGGGAGCTTCTCGAATGGTCTCTTGTAGCAGTTCCTTGTAATCCAAACGCTCTTTCTCTTGATGGAAAGGCACTGTATCAGAAAGGACTTGAAAAAGGGCTAATCAAGGAGATTATAACAGAAACAACCGAAGAAGGAGCGGTAATCACTCCGAAGCAATACGAAGAAATTAAGTCGGAATTATCCGAAATCAAAACAATTCTCAAAGATTTTGCCGATGGAAAGGCGAAAAAAGAGGAAACAGAAGCAGAAGCGAAGGAGCTCAAAGAGAAAAAAGAGCTCATTCAGATGGTAAATCGTGGACTATCACAAGCCCTCGAATCTATCAAGAAACTTTAGTATTTTATATTTTTTCACCCAATTTTTTATGAATGATGTAGCAAAAGTGGTAGCAGACGCACTCGAAAAGTCTCTCCCTGAAATCGTTGACGCGGTTACAGATAAGAAAATTCTTGCACTTACTGAAAAAAGTACGGCAGAGATGGAAGAAATCAAGACAGAGTTGAAGAAAATTGCTCTTGCTGGAAAACAGACTAACGAAGCAAAGAGCTTTGCGGGTCAAACAGCGATTGTAAATATTTTCAAGAATATAGCTAAAAACGGAATTACTTCCGAGGAAGCGTTCGAAGAACTCGCTAAATCCGAGATTAAGGCGGCGTTTATGAGTGAAGGTACAGCAACAGAAGGTGCTGAAATGGTATTCTCACAATTCGAGAGCCAAATCATCAACGTGATGAAGCAGTATCCAGTCGTGAACGAAGTGAAGATGTACTCCACTCGTGGAAAAGACCTCTCCATTCCGAAAGTTACAAACGGAATCACTACTGCTTGGATTGCAGAAGGTGTTTCCATTACAGGAAGCAAGGCAGTTACTGCGTTTGTTTCAATCTCTGTATACAAGGCGGCTTGTCGTGTACAGCTTACCGAGGAACTTCGAGAGGACAATATGACTGTTCCAGAGGTGTACGCTATGCTTACTCAGCTTATCGGAGAATCACAAGGAGCATTCGTAGAGGACGCTATCTTGAACGGTGATGGTACTCAGGTAGATGGAGTATTCAACAATGCATCCGTTAAGATCGTAACTTCTCTTGCTGGAAATGTAAAACTTTCTGACAATACTGGTGAAGAGCTCGACAATCTCTTGAATGACCTCGATACTGCGGTATCGATGGAATATCAAACAAATCCAAACGGACTTGTTGCGGTAATGAGTCAGTATACATTTAATGTTCTTCGTAAGGCAAAGAATACAACTACTGGTTTCGTTATGTTTCCTGAACTTCGAGATGCAAATCCAAAACTTCTTGGAAAGTACCGTATCATCAAGTCTCATAAAGCTCCAGTTCAGAATACTGCGGCGGATGTGGCTGGTGCTTCTCCTATCTGTATAGGAGACCTATCTAAGTATTATGGATTCGTTCGACGACGAGGGCTCACTGTAGTATCTGGACTCTCTACAGGAGACTTCGAAGGAGATCTCGTATCT